CCGAAGACCTCGTTAAGGAAGGCCTTATTTTTGAAAAGGAAATGGCCAGCTTGGAGAGAGTATCCCCTGTACTCGTCTCAAGTTACAGAAGTGTCTTTGCGCGATTGTCTGAGTTTTATTCCGCGCTCAAAACCCGCTATGGAGTACAACGAAGACATGAACCTGCACATTTCTGCCTTACAGGCACCCAACGAATTGGAAAGTCACGCGCCGCCGAAATCATAGCGGAATTCCTTACACCTAGGAAGTTCCCTGGACCCGACAACACCGAATGTGATTTTGCCCCTGGAGCGAGGATTTATTCTCGCACCCCTGGCACTTCATTTTTCGATGGGTACTGTGGACAGCACACTGTCCTCTATGATGACCTCAGTCAGTTAACGGATGGAGAGGATGTTACTGAAATGATGCGAATTGTCAACAAAACGGAATTTATTCCTGAATTCGCAACCCTTGATGATCCTTCAATAGGAGTCAAGGGCACTCGCTTCACCTCGAAGCTTGTTATTTTTACCACCAACAGTCCCTATCCACGACCTACAACCATCGCAGTCGCCGCCGCCTTCTGGGGAAGAAGACATGCACTAATTCAGGCCGAAGTCCGCCGTGAATGTGCAAACGATAAAGGAGAACTTGATATGACCCGCATATCGGTTGAAGACGTAAAAATGTGCCGACATTTACGTTTCTTTCTTCTTGACCCCAGAAATCCAGACTCGAAGCCCGACTATCGAGCCCCCTACACAATGCCTTCATTGTTGTTGTATCTGCGTCGTAATTTTGAACGACACATGGCTTTTGAAAATCAAGTCATGGACGTAGATGTAGCCGCATTTGAACAGCTTGTTGCCGAAATTGAAAGACGCGAACAACCGCCACAACTACCAGTTGAACCGCCAGTCGCCGAACCGCCAGTAGTTGCACCTCAAGGATTGTTTAGCTACAAAACACTCGTCAATGCCATTTGGCGAGATAGCGAAATACCCTTGGAAGTGAACTACACTCAGGATTTCTTCACCGCAATCAGGGATCATGATGCTTCTTCGTACACACCGATGAATCGCCTTGATTGTCCTTTCGATCACGTACGTGAAGATCCTACGCAAAAACAATTGGAAGAACACTACTACCACCACTACCGCCGTGGATGCACTGGTGACAATGTTTCTGTCAAAGTTGCTAAATATGGCCAGCCGCCATTTGATACAACCGTTAAGCAGATGCGAATGCATCAACTTTGGAGAGAACATACTAACACCACACCAGAAGGCATCAATGATGGACGATCACTCATCGGAGCTATCGAAAATCTTGGCAGAATCGCGAAAGAAACTTACGACCGTCACACCGGCCTCTTTTGTGCCGTTGGAGTTGCTTCTTATTTCGCCCTTCTGTTTGGATCAATCGGTCTTGCTCATTGGGCTGACACCCGTCAGCGCCAAAACATCGCCACCAAGCGCAAGAATGACTATGAACAACTACTTGCTGACGCTGT